AAAAGAGTAGATCCCGGCAATATAATCCTTGCAGACGGTACGAGAATAGAGACTAAGTCCGCAAAAGACCCGCGTACCCTTGCCATGAAGGCACCGGACGGGGTTATCGGATGCGAAGCGTCGCAGCTAGACCTCGAATCATTCCACAGACTCAGGAGCAGAGTAGCTCCGAAAAGGGGATGGCTGTTTCTCGGAGGTACATTCGAGGGGTCTCTAGGCTGGTATCCGCAACTGTTCACAACGTGGAATCAGGGGGCACTTGACGACGAACAAAGCTTCTCCCTTCCATCGTATTCCAATAAACATCTGTACCCCGGAGGTAAGAGAGACCCGGAAATCCTTAAACTAAGGGCACAGTCCTCCGATGAGTTCTTTATGGAACGCATCGAAGGTATACCATCACCGCCCCAGGGGCTGGTTTTTGGGGAATTTCGCCCAGATATTCATATCGACAACCAGGCAAAATGGGTCAAGGGAGAACCAGTCTACCTCTGGATGGACCCGGGTTACGCAGGAGCCTATGCCGTCGAGGTGGCACAGGAGATAAACGGGCAGGTTAACATCATAGACGAGATTTTCGAGCAGGGACTTATCACCGCTGAAATGATCGAGATAGCCAAGTCCAGGCAGTGGTGGCAGGACGTTGTCGGAGGCGCGATAGATATAGCAGGGTACCAACACCAGGCTATGAGCGCACCCGCGGAGATATGGCTCGAAAGCGGAGTGTACCTTGACGCTAAGAAGATTCGGATAAACGAAGGAACCGAAAGACTTAAAGGCTTTTTACGCCCTGATCCGACAACTAATGTGCCAAAAATCGTTTTTAATCCCTCATGTCAGGGCATTTTGTCAGAATTCGGGGTCGCTCAAAGCCCAATTGACGGACAAAGTCGCGCTTATAGATGGAAAACCGACAGAGATGGTAATATAGTGGGTGAGACTCCTGAAGATAAAAACAACCACGCCGTTAAGGCTGTTATATATGGCCTGATAGACCGCTATGGCTATGGATACGTTACCAGCCGTAGCTTTATTAAGGTCAAAAGGTGGAAGTAACGTGTCCAAACGTAAGGTCGAAGATATAGTAACACTGGTAGAAGACCACTACCAGGCAACAGAACCGCTTCGGCAGAGAATGGACTCCGATCACCAGCTATACAGGCTGGAACCATACGACGCAGGGGACGGATACCAGTCGTATACCTCCAATGAGGCGCAGACATACGCCGATAAGATCATATCCTGGCTCACCTCGGCAGGAATAATCGTCCGTATTCCGCCCAACGGCAACCCGAGGAACTCCCGGGAGATCAATAACGATAAGGAACGGTTCCTGATCGGGTCACTTCGTGCAGCAGATGAACGGCTCAGTATGAAACTTATGCCGTCCCTGCAAAGCCAGCTTGCGTGGTATATCACCCTGAGAGGGTGGTACGCAGGAAGAGCCCTGCTCGTAAAGAAATCGGACGAAGAGACGTTTGTAGACGTTACGCCCTGGGACCCGATGCACACGTTCTGGGGTACGGATAGTGACGGACTTTCATGGGCCTGCTATAAGGTCAAGAAAACCAAAGAGGAAATAGAAAGCCAGTACGGCGTAAGACTGGGAGATTCAAGAGACTTAGAAAACGGTGTGGATGTCTATGACTTCTATGACCGGGAAGATAACTTTGTCGTTATCCCTCACAGAACTATTAAGAAACGTACCAAACACGGACATGACGGGGTGCCTGTATTTATCGGACCAGTAGGATCGGGGCCCCTGATACAGTCCCTAGAATGGTCTTCTATCGAAGATACCGTAGGGGATTTCGGGGAATCAGTATATAAGTCCACAAGAGAACTGTACGAAAAACATAATTTCATGATGAGTACCATGCTCGAGCTGGTGGCGAGAAGCCGCAGGCAGGGACTCAAGATACGCTCGAGGGACGGCTCCAAGGTACTGGACGAAGATCCCTACAAGGAAGGTACCGAGATAGCACTGGCCCAGGGAGAAGACGTGGAACCGCTTGGACTGCTTGAGATGTCCAGGGAAAGCGGTGCCTATATGGGCATGGTGTCAGGGGAGATGCAGAGAGGCTCCATACCTCATTCGGTATACGGAGAACTACAGTTCCAGTTGTCAGGGTTTGCTATAAATACCCTGAGACAAGGCGTTGAAACCGTGCTTTCTCCAAGGGTTTTTGCAATGGAAAAAGCCTACAGACAGATATGTAACCTGCTGGTAGACCAGTATTCCTCCGAGCGGTTCAAGGCTATTGAACTGTCAGGAAGAGATAATAACCGGATGTATTTCTCAGAGAAGATAACGCCCAGCCGGGTTAAGGACGGAGGGGATGTGGAGATAGCGGTAATGGCTAAATTGCCGCAGGACGATATGTCCAAGTACTCGATGGCCCAGATAGCAAGAGAAGGGGCCACTCCTCTTATGCCCGATCTCTGGATCAGGGATAATATCCTTGGTGTTCAGGACGCGGATCAGACAGAAGACGCAGTTAAGGAACAGATAGCAGAGCGTACCCTGCCGGAAGCAGCTACCTGGAGCCTTTATCAGGCAGCACTTAAACAGGGCAGAGATGATCTTGCCGAGATGTATTTCGGAGAATTAAGCAATATGCTCTTGAGTAAAGCTAAGATGTTGAGAGATACTTTAGGAAGCGGAGGTCCGCCGGGAGCCGCACCTGGGTCGCCTCCTATGCCCATGCCTCCTGGTGGGCCTCCGCCCATGCCGGGTGGTCCACCTATGCCTGGTGGGCCTCCGCCCATGCCTCCGCCTGGGGTTATGCCCCCGGCTATGGCAGGGGTACCACCCCCGGTACCGACTCCGCAGGGAGGGCCGATGGTTCCCCCTGGGCAGCCGAGACCGGGAGCGGTAGGAGATGAAGAAAGGCTACGTCGTATGGGACTAGTAGGGCCTGGAGGTTAGTATGGCAAGAGTTATTCCGCCGGGCGTATTCAGAGGACCTTCTGCTGATAGAGAAGAAACACTACTAAAGCTGTTTGGTAGTGTGGGTGAAAATGCTGTATCGAACCAGGGATACAGCCCCCAGGATATGGTAAGTATGCTAAGGGGTGAAGACCTGTATTCGGATCGGTATTCAGAAGATATTTTTCCCATGCCTGATCCTATGGGATCAGGATTAAGTCTGTATGACAAGGTATTAGCCTCGGTAGGGAATCCAATGGAGGCCCAGAATATAGTAAACCAGATTGTAATAGATGAAAGAAAACTTAATAAAGATCAAGATGTGATTTTTACAGGGTCTGATAGTGAAGTTTATGAACAGACAGGACTTAATAAAAGAGAACTCGACTACCTGCGAGCAATAAATAACACAGGAAATGCCAACGTCTTCGGGGCAACAGAAACCGTATTAGACATACTTGCCCACGAACAGCCCCCGCCCGAAGCACTTAAAGATATAATCGCTTCGATCCCTTCTGCGTATGGTGTTACAGAGGAAGAACTTCTCGAACAAATACAAAAGCAAATGGAAGAAGAGAATCTGGTAGTGCGAACCTCGCCTATGGCAATTGATGATGTTCTGCCTTGGAATCAAGGAGTACCTGCCTCAAGCTATAATCCACCTCTTGGAGGAGGAATACCTCCTGCTACAACCATACCCATACCTGCTACAACACCAACACCCACTGCTACACCCACGTCTACGCCTACGCCCATTGCTACAACCATACCAACGCCCATTGCTACGCCTACGGGAAATTTTATAAAGAATCTTAAAAATATATGGGAAAATGCCACTGTTGTGAACGAAGACATAGACCCAGACGGCTTAGGGTTGCAACTAATTGGACAGACAGCAATCGATGAAGATACACAATTAAGTCTATATTTAGCAAGTCAAGCATCAGTACTCTATGGACAGGATGAAAATAATACTTGGAAAATCCTTGGACAAGACGCAGAAACAGATGAAAACGCAAATCTTGTCTTTGGGAAAACAGAAGAAGAAAAGCTAGTATTTAATATCAATACAGATACAGGAACCTGGGACATGCCAGACGAAACAGGTAAAGACGAAATTCCTATTTCGATGTGGGGGAAAAAAGGAAAGGAAGAGGACATAAGTTTAGGAGAAGATACGAGAGATCTCGTAGAAAAAGATGATCTTCTTGCAACCTTTTTAGGTCAACCTAAAAACCTGTGGAGGGCTGTAAGAGAGGAACAGCTAGGACCGAAAATGTGGAATCCTTTTTGGAAAGACACAGTTATGCATGGGTATATCCCAACGTATGGAAGTTACCTCTATAATGCCACCGGGAAATCATTTGCTGACTACCTAAAAAATAGAGCAAAAGGTGTGTATACCGATGAAGTTCAAAATAATGCGTGGGAAAATATGGTATTAGCCTCAAAAGAACTGGAAGATGAAACTTCTCCCTTTTTAGAACCACCACAAGACATTGGGGGAACACCAAAGGGAAGCATATTTGGTTTAGCACTCAAAGGTGTAACAGATACCCCAAGTGGTAACAACACAAAGAATTCCCAGCTTGCTATGGTGTCTTCTCGTATGGGTATTGATCCAATGAGCCATTCGGGGAATATGATATATAGTAATCTTGAAAACATGTATGACAGGTTTGCTGCAAGACAGAGATCAAGGGGTAAACACATAGGAGGTTTCCTGGCTTGGGCAGATAATTATTACAGATTAACACCAGAGGAGTCCGTAACTCCGTAGATAATTTAAGTTTAGGTAATAAAAAGGAGATATATACATGGTTGACGATTATACTTATGACGATCCAGATTTTCTGAAATGGAATCCTGGTAGAGCAAGGGGTGGTTTTTATCCCAGGAACGTGAATGAAGAAATATCTTTTACAGATATTATTGACCCATACGTAAATTTGGGTATTCCTGAGATAGGGATTCTAGGTGGATGGGCAGAGGATCCAAGGGGTATGTGGGAAGCTGCTCAGTATAGAGACATGGGTAGTCGAGCCTTTAACCCCATGTTCCAAAGTACTATCGGACGGGGATTCACACCTGCTTACGGCGGATATCTGATGTCGGGAGGGCGTGGTTGGGAAGGTGCTGCGTCCCCGACAGGCAACCCATTCGCAGACTATTTAAGTATGACGGCAGGCTACGCTGCTCCATCTACTAGAAAGGCAAAAATGGATCTGGACTGGCAGCAGGCACTAGCAGCTTCTAGATATCAGACAGGATTAGCGGCTGGCACCATAGATCCAAGTGCGGAATTTGGCGAACCGGGGTATGCCCCTCCACCCACTACACAAGCCGCGACTATCGGGGGATATCTACAAAATGATCCGAGGTCTTCTGCTATTGCTATGAGTCTTGCCAAAATGGGAGGCGGAGTAGGGGCTTTAGGATCGGCAAGACAAAAATTCCTAACTAACCTATACGATATTTATGGGGCAAGAGCCAAAGCTACAGGCGGAGTTGAATTTGGATTCCTAGATTACCTAGATAGTATTACAGGCGGGAAACTCGGTAGCTATGCCTAGATAGCAAGAAACTACTTGAGGTGATATATGCCAGATGATCCGTGGGC